TGGATCCACCGTGCCTGCTTGCTTGTCTGTTCTGACGAGGCGTGTGAGCTGCCGTCCCAGGGCGTGCTGGGAGAAGCTGACTGCTTGCTTGTCTGTTCTGACAAGAACGCGCCAGCGGCCTGGGCCCGGCTGGCAGCAGCTGGTGCGTAAAACACAGCAGTTGGTGAAAAAGGTTTGTATTTTTATAGGATATTTTGTATAATATAGGTACTTTAATAAACAAGGAGAACAACATGGGAATGGATGTATATGGATTAAATCCAACAACAGAAGCACCACCACGACCTGACGAGAATATGCCGGAAGAGTGGCAAGAAAAAGCATGGCAAGACTATTGGGATGGTCAAGCTAAAAGTGGTCAGTACTTTAGAAACAATGTTTGGTATTGGCGACCACTTTGGGATTATGTTTGCAATCTTTGTCCTGAGGTCATCAGTGAAGATGACTACTCTTATGGACACGAGAATAGTGGACACGAGATCGATGCGGAGACTTGCAAGTATATTGCCAACGCTCTGAAGATCGAGTTAGACAACGGTGGCGTAGAAAGCTACAAAGTTCTTTATGATCGAGCCATTGAAGCAATGCCATTGGTCGAATGTACTATTTGCAACGGCACTGGTCAACGAGACGACGAGTATGTGCAAGGTGATTGCAATGGCTGTGAAGGCAAAGGAGAGCGCAAAGACTCTAGAACTAGCTATCCTTTTGAAGTGGACAATGTCAAAGAGTTTCAACACTTTGTTGAGAACTGCGGAGGGTTCAGCATCTGCTGACCACCGACCAAGAACCACCAAGATTAATCCAGCATGGGCGCGCTTGGTGGTTCTGAGGGTGGCCCAGACTGCTTGCTTGTCTGTTCTGACAAAAAATACCAGCGGCCCGGCTGCTGGCTGCGGTAGAAATAAGTGTTGTAATTATATAAGACCTGTCGTATAATATAGGTTCAACTAACAACAAGGAGATCGTCATGGACGAATACGAAAAAGAGTATGAAGAAGTGTTTAGAATCACGCAAACATCTGTAGAAGCGTTGGGCGAAACCATGCTGAACCTCACCAAAGAAAGAGGCGAGAAAACAGGCGAAACAACTGATGCGCAGATGTTGATAGAGCACTTAGTCAAACATATATGCGGGTTTATTCTCTGTGCTTTAGCAGATGACGCTGAGCAAAGAGAAGAAGCGATGGACACAATAAGGGAGGCAGTCAGACATGCTGACAAGTATGCACTAGACGCTTTGGAAGCAGCAGAAGCAGACGAATCAACCAAACACTAAAAGCCTCCTTGTTAGTGTGAAAGGGCTATCTTCGGGTGGCCCTTTTTTGTGCTTGCTTGTTTATTCCGCCGAGGACAGACAAGCAAGGACGGGCCTTTAGGCTAGTCGAAGCGAAGCGCTTGCTTGTCTGTCCTTTCTAAAAAGATCACGGCCACCGGGGCTCTGCTGGCGGGCGAAAAAAAACGCCCTCTTTCGAGGGCGTTCCTACTTGCAACAGATTGTGGTGAACTATTAGGGGACTAATCTTTTGTTGCAAGTATTCCACAAATAGCGACAAGCACCGCTGTGGTTATAGCAAACTCCATCATTGCTGATTCCTCCATTTGTTAATGGTTGCTTCGGCAATCATGTCAATTGCTGTATCACGATCACAATTAAATGCGATCTTTAATGCTTCAATTTTTAGCTGCATTTCAGATGAGTTGTCATCAATCACTTCTTGATAGATCTTCTCTTCTGTTTCTAGGTTTTGTAGATTAGACATATTGTCCTCCTTTGTTAAGTTCATATACAATATTAGTTGACATATCTTATATTGTCAAGTAATATAATAGGTGAACTTAATAAATAAAGGGAGGCTAACATGCCACAAGATATAACAAACCCAAACGACATACCTGTCATGGCTCTTACTGCGGACATCTCATCGCAAGATGTAGAGACCATCATGGGGCTAATCAAACTGTTGGTCAGTCAACGAAACGGAACAGCAACTGATGAACAGACTAGAGCATTATCTGTTATTAAAGAACAGATCAGTAGCCCTGAAGAACCACGAACCGAGAACTATAATGGTTATTTAAACTATGAAGATATTCATGGTGTCTAATTAGGTT